AAAGCCCGTACCTGTACGGAATCCACCTGCTCCACCACCACCGCCAGATCTGCGATTACCGGAAGCAGAGCCAAATCCACCCCCACCGCCACCAGCAACAACAAGGTATTCAACGCTTGCCGGAGCAACAGGGCCACCGCCCATTGCTGTGCGCGTGAACGATCGAGCCGATGTTCTCGAAAATGTTCTTGCAGCAGTCCGAGGCATAGATCAGTACGTCGGAGCAGGAACGCGCAGAGCCATCGCGTATACGGCAGTCGCCGTTGCGATGTTGCAGCGGATCTCACCAGCGCCAAGCTCGAAGATGCCGCCGCCAGAAGCTGTCAGCGTTGTGTCGGTGCCAACATCCTGCGCTGTGCCGTTCGGGCCTTTGCATTGCAGCTTGACCGTGCCGCCGCCGAAAGTCGCTTCAACGCGGAACTCACCGCGGCCACCCGGCCACGGAACCCATGCGCCAGTAGCACTAGCATTTGATGCGAGAACAATTCCTACAGCCATGAGAGTCTCCGATTACGCAATGCGGTTGATGTTTGCGATGACCGATGGTGTAACCGGTCTGGTTGGTGAAGTTTGAGCAGCCGTGAAGTCAAGCGTGACAGCGACGTTTGGCGTCGACCAGATCACCTCGATGTAGTCGCTCGCAGCGAGCTGGAGCGTGAACACGATCGTGACGACAGCCGTGCCGGGAACGCCGCCACCTTGCGCTGGAACCGTTGCGTCCGTGTTTGAGTTGGTGATATTCGTGCCGTTCTTGCGAAGCCAAAAGCTCGCAATGTGCGAAGCGCTGTTGGTGTTCTTCAACAGCAGGTTGAAGTCGAACTTGTAGATGCCAGCCTTGGTCACCGTGATGCGGGTATTGGATGCAACCGAGATTCCGCTCGAGTAGTCCGTTGTTCCCCAGATCACGCCGGTCGCTGTGTTCGCTACCGCGGTCTGGTCGGTGATATCCGAGAACGCACCGTAGTCGTTCTCCGTGATGCGAGCGATCGGAACGCTGCCAACCGTCAACGCGCCATCCTTGCGCACCGACCACTTCGACACACCGCCGACCTGCAAGTCATCGAGCAGGCTGCCAGCAGCAGAGGCCGTGTCCGTGACGTTGAACACGCGAGCCTTGAACGTCGTCAGGGCGTTGTTCCATGTGGCCGCTAGTGCACCAATGGATTTGCCGACAATCGCCGCAGCGGTCGCCTTCTTCGTCTCTGTACTGCTAGTGTCGACGATCGGCAAAACGTCAGCAGCAGGATCGATTAAATCCTGCGCAATGGACGTCAGCGCCGATATCTTCTTCGTTGACATTACATGACCCCGCGAGCGCGCCGAGCAGCCTCATCCTTGCGCTTGGCAATCATCTGGGCAGCATTCATCTCGCCCTGCTTCATGCCCTCGGCCATGCCAGCAGCCATGCCTTCGGCCTTGCCCTTCTTCTTGCCCTGCTTGCGCATATAGCTACCGAATCCAGATAAGCCAGCCATTAGCCACCTCCAAGCAAACGAGTAACACCGACCGAGCCGGTCTGCTGACTGGCTGGCGTAGACATCAGGGTAGATCCGCGGCCCTTGCGACGGGCCATGCGGCGCTGTTCGATGCGAGAGAGCTGCGCCTCATCCACCGTCGGAGGCGGGGGCGTCGGCTCAATCTTCGGCATCTTCGGCTTAAAAAGACTTGACATATCGCACTCCCTTTGGGTTGCGACAACAGTCTACCCCAGCACTCGGTAGTCTGCTACAGCGGATTGATGCCCCATGCGACGGGATGATTCTGTGCCGCGGAACGGCTTGCGACCCTTGGCTAAATAGCGGAATGCGTCTGCAAAGTGCGACGTCCAGTCGTGTACCGGCTTGTCGCGGAACCGCTGGAGCTGGTCGCTGTACTCGCGTCGGTATTGCTTCAGCGCGTCGATCGCTCGAGTCATGCGAGCCTTGGCTTCATCCTTCGTCTCGCCCGGGAACGGATCAGGGTCGAGGTTGAACTCGCAGGCAGGCAGCATCATGCGCACCGCTTGGATGCCATCGTCCACCGCGTCACGCTCGAGCACACGCGGCTTGAGGCCGTAGCCCGCGGCGACCTGCACTCGAGATACACCGCTGCCCCATTCCTGCACAGCGCCGTCGTGAGGCCATATGTGGTCGCCGTAGACGTAATCGAGCGCGAGCAACTTCTTTGCGTACCAGTCGAGGCCGACACCGCTGCCCTCGAGTACGTTGATGATGCGCACCTTGTGGCCGATCAACTGGTAGAACCAGATCACCGTTGAGTCGCCGACGCCAATATCCCATGCCGTGCCGACAGGCTGGCCGATAACGTGCGGGAACTCGGCAATGCGGCCATTCAGCTCTGCCGATCGGATCAACTCGCCGTAGTACGCGCCCGGGATGTCTGCGTCGAAGTCGCAGTAGTATTCCTGCCGGATAATCGCTTCGGCTTCCTTGTCGCCGCGTTCCATGCGCAGCTCTTTGCGCTCGCGCTTGATGGTGTCGATCGGGATCGCTTTCGTATCCTCGACAGTCAGCACCTGCCCGAACCAGTCAGCGTCCTGCCGCGCGAAGTCGACGAGCCGAGCGAAATGGTTCCTGCCGCGGGGTGTCGAGATGAAGATCGCCCAGCCGCCGTTCTCGGCAAGGATCGGTCGCAGGAATGCCCACGCATTGGGATCAGCCATTGCGTACTCGGAGAACACGACGCCCACCGGAGGCGAACCGACGAGGCTGTTGTAGTTGTCGCTGCCGACGACCTGCCATGTCGAGCCGTTCTTGAACCGGATGAACATATCCTGCTCACGGGTCGTCTCGCGCAGCTCTTGAGGAAAAGCTTCGTCTATTCGCCTGCGCCCCGTATGGCCGGAGACGGCATCCCAAATTGCTTTGCGTGATTGATTTGCTTGTGGCAGCAAATGCCAGTAACTGCCCGGGCGCATCATCATCGACACCGCAGCCCAATGCAGAGCCAATTCATCTTTTCCGGAACGCCTGTGCCACGCCAAGGCAAGGCGCTTGTAACCGCTTTCAAGGGCTTGCCACGCGGCTAGCTGATATGGGCGCGGCCGCCAGCCATCAGCGGGGAGTATGACTTCAGGCACGGTTTCCCTTCGCAATGTTAGCCGCTAGCGGCATGACTCGCAGATTCTGCGGAACGTGCAGCCCGCTGATATGCCTGCCTCTCAACGGCAAAATGTGATCTACACTAAAGCGTATTCCGGTGCATTTGGTTGCGCGCGCTGCCATTGCATAAAACGCATTGCAGGCTCCGCGATCGCTCCATACAGGATAGCGGTTCTTCTGGGCTGCTTTTCTCGCTCGGCTCTCTGCGACGTATTCGTGCCGCCTTGCCAAGTACCGCCTGCGGTTACGCTCTCGGACTTTCCAAGGTGCTTTTTGACGAGCCTTGCGCGAGATCTCTGCGTAATGCTCTGGCCTGTTGGCACGATACTTTCGCTTTTGCTCGGCGAGTCGCGGCAGGTTTTTAGCTGACCACTTTGCATAAGCCACTTGATGGCATTCCCAGCAGCCCTTGCTGCCAGTTTGCCTTTTAGAGATATGGCCGTGCTTGCAGGGCTTGCCGGTGAAATACCACTTCAGCCCTTGCGCTTGGGCTTCCTTACGGCTTATTGGCGTCATCGGAGAACCGCTTAACGACTACCGTTAAACCGACTTCGCCCTTGTGCTCGACCTCGGCCTTGTCTCCATAGCGCTTGGGTTTGAGCTTGGCGGCCACCCATTTGCGGGCATCGACCATGATCCGCTTGTGATTTGGGTCGAGCGTTTCGTCGTCTGCGATCTCGACGATGCGGTCGGCATGGGTTTCAGCCTGTGCCTCGCGCGCGCGTGTGTAGCTCTCTGAAAATTCTGGATACTTTCCAAGCCACAGAAAGATGCTTGCCATCGACGGCATATCGTCGTCGCGGCAGATCTTGGCGAGAGACTCACCTGTCGCCAATCGCTCACAGATCTTGGCGGTAAGTTCCTCGCTGTAGGTTGTTGGCCTACCAGCGGGCATTACTTCTCCGTCAGGCGTCGAACGACAGCGCTCTTCTTCGCCTTCTTGGCTGACGATCGTGCGGTTGATAGTGCGATCGCAATCGCTTGCTTCTGCGGACGGCCAGCCTTCACCTCTTTCGAGATGTTCGAGCTGATCGTGGCTTGGCTATATCCTTGCTTCAGAGGCATGGTCTTACTTCCCCTTGTTGCGTTCGCTTATCGCTTTGGCTTTCGCTTTCGCGTCGGCTTTGCTGCTGGCTCCCCATGCTCGGAGGGCGAGGGCGAGGCGTGTTGGCTTACCGTCTTTCTCCATCGGGCCCGGAGCGTTGCCCATGCGCGCGAGAAAGCTTGCTCGACGCGGATTGTCGCCGCTGCGAACCGGAGCCTTAAGTGTTCCACCAGTCTCTCGAGCATAGCTTGCCCTTCCTTTCTCGTTGAGGCCGCCCTTTGGGTTCTGGCCCTCTTTGCGCTGCCATGCCGCGGTCTTCATGGGATTAACTGCACATCGGGTGACGGACGACTGCGGTCTTCGTAGAACGGAATGCGGTCACGGACTGCGCCACCGAGCGCGGGTCTAGCCACCGCTTGCGCGCCTGCCAGTCGGGTCGCTCTTGCAGCGATCGGGCGGAATGCAGCAGCACCCATCCTGATCTCGCCTGCGATACCGCGGCGTACTGGCGGCAACTCATTCGGGTCGCCGTTATCGCCGAGACGGCTTGCCAGCACTTCCGAATCCTTTCATCAGGAAATCGCGGGCCTCGGCAGCAGACTTGAACTTGAGCTTCAACTCGAGTTCGCCAGCCTCCTCGCCGCCTTCCTCTTCGCCTTCGTAGCCTTCCTCGTCCATCATCTCGAGGTGCTTGGCGAGCATTTCTGCGCCTTTGCCTTTCATTTCTTCAACGCCGTTTTCGCAGATTCACGAAACGCCTTCGCAGTCGGCGCGCCCTTGGCCCCAACCTTACGCATCTTCTCGCCGCTTCCGGCCTTGATGCGCTCGCGCTTGGCATGGATGTTTGCGTAGAGTCCGGGCTTCATATCAGGATTCTATGCCGCTGGCGGCAGATCGTCTACCGGCTTTTGCTTGACCTTGGCACCACGGGCAAATTGGATAATCTTGGCTGACTCTTTGGGTATCGGTGCAGGATTGCACTCGCAGCACCTAATCCAGTCTCCTTGCCCGTCAGCGATCCAGCCTGCCGCGTTGCAGTTCGGGCAGGGCGCTAACCTGATTCCATCCGTCACGAATCCAGTCTCCGTTCGTACTCGCTCAACACCCGGCGCGCCCAGATCGAGGGGCCATCGTCGTTCCATTTGCTGATCCTGCGCAGCACCCGTTCATATTGCTTCATGGTATGCCACGCGATCGCTAGCGTCACCACCGTCTCGACCGCGGCCAGTTCCTCGTCGGTTACGTCATCGTCCGTAACGGTATACATGATCCCTCCCGCAGATAAGGCGGCACCCAATCCTTACCGAAGTCGAAGGGTTCCGGCAACCCGAGTTCGACGCGATGAATCTCTCGGTGAATTGCTGCGAGCTGTTGATTTAACTCGCGCACTTCGGCCCACAACCTTCTGACTCTTTCTTGCTGTATCAATTGCATCTCCGATGATCCTCGCTATTTTGTTAACGTTATCGATCAGTTCGTAGTGCTCTTGGATGTAGATGTGAAACCTCGAGTTCTGACACTTGAAGGCGTATTCACACCCGCAGATCCTGCATCTCTTTGGCATATGGTTGGAT